TGGAAAAAATACTACAAGATGGTGGGGGTGGCATTTGTGGGATTGATGTTGTGTTGGCTTTTCCGTAAACACCCGCAGCAGGCACGTACCATTCTACACAATTCCAACGAATATATTAAATATTTGCCCGTGGATAAAAATGTCACAAGCGTCATCGCTCCCCTCCTGGACATGTCGAAAACATCGTCGTACGGTGACGGTGGTCGAACCGTTCGAGGCGGGACCCCTCTGGTAGAGAACCAGTACAAAAACCGGTTATTCGATTCTGGTCGTAACGACGGGAAAAAGGCCACCAAAAGATCGGTCAGTGAAACGAAAAAGAAATTTGTAGCTGCCCGGCAAAACTGGTGCTGCGGAGACTGTAAAAATCAGTTGTCTGCCTGGTTTGAGGTCGATCACACCGTTCGTTTGGAGAACGGGGGAAGTAATCACATTGACAATTTAGTGGCATTATGCCGAGAATGTCACGGCAAAAAGACTGCTATGGAAAACTTGTAGTATACCAACGGTGTAATATAGTACATAAAATATAGTAATAATCTATAGTCGTATTAGAATAGTTCGGTAACATCATGTCTAATTATACGGAAATACGGGACATTATAATAAAAAATTTTTCCGATAAGGTTCTCAACATACTGAAATCCCCCGATATCATGCCGTGTTTGCTCATATTCCTTTTTTTGTTGACGATTGTTATTTTCCTGGCGGTATTGATTGTACAGATTTATTTTCAAGCCAGCGCCGCCAAAATTGTCAACGTGATTGATGTTTTTAATGTAGTCAATGTATCCTCTACCGCGAATAAAAAGTCGGATGAAATTGATAAGATTGTGATATCGTGTAAATACATATTTTTCCTGCTATTTTTACTCTTTATGGCCATCGGTTCTCTTCTGTTGTTAAACAATAAAAAGGACCGAAAAGTCATTTTTGGCACCATCCTGTCCTTTTGTGTTTTATTGTTTGTTCTCATTTTTTACTACAACGGTTCCTCTCCAAAGGCGCAAACGTACACGTACTTTTTAAACAAGATTTTTTTCATTATTGTGTTGTTTATTATCATTGTCGCACTGGCTCTTGTTTATAAATTCTTCGGAAACAGTTTGAGAAACCGGCCAGGAGTGTGGGGATTCATTTTCGACCTAATCTTTTTAATTCCCTGTCTATTTAGTGATGGTTTGGAATACGTGATGAAACAAATCCGCATGACAACCAACAGTGTGTTTGTGTTGTTTGTACTGGAAATCCTATTAGTCATCGGATATATTGCGGTTCCTCTGGCCATCAACCGCACGATAGAAAAGGATTCCGTCCCCATTTTACGTAATTATTTGTTTTTAGATACGCCTCAAAAAGTTCCTACCGATACCCTACCCCTCATTACAATTACAGACACAAACGCAAAAACGGTGACGAATACCCCGAACGCGAACTATGGCATTTCAATGTGGATTTATCTGAACCAACAATCGCATAACAATACAGACGCAGCAACTAAAAACATTCTCAGTTATGGGTCTGATACTTACGGCATGAAACCTCAGGTGTTATATTTAAATTCTTCCGATACGATAAATGTCAAAGACGTGTATCAGATCACATTTTCAGGATCACCGGACCCTGAACAAAATGCCAACCGCGAGAATACTAGCATGCTTTTAGAAATGACGGCACAAAAATGGAATCATTTGGTATTTAATTATTGGTCGGCGGGTTCCCAAGTTGAACTGTATCTCAACGGAAATTTAGTACGCGTGTTTAAATTTGATTCTACCCATCCCTATCCGCGGTATCATAGCGGAGAAGATGTACTGACGGTAGGTGATTCGCAGGGATTGGACGGTGCCATTTGTAATATTGCGTATTACAAAAACACATTAACGATGACCCAAATAAGCACAATGTACAAGCTGTTGTCGAATAAAAACCCTCCTACCGTCGCGATGTAACGGTTATTCGTCAACCGCCCCCGTACAAAGTAAAAATATCACATCATAGTATAATAATATTTTATCGGTTCTGTTAAAATAATTCAAGTATGGCCAAAAAAGTGTACGGTGGTATGAGTGTATTGAATGTTTTAATCATCATTTTAGTTGTTGTCATTTTACTGGGTATCATTTATTACATTTATATGACATGGTTCTCCGGTAAAAACACATTGTCGAGTACCCCGGTCAATTTGAATTCATCGCCGCCGGCGGCACCGATATTGGCGAGCTCGTTGACCAATCCGACTTCCACGAAATATGCGTACGGATTCTGGATTTACGTGAATTCGTGGGACACCAATAAAAACAAGGTGATCATAAGCCGGTACAACGACATTTTACTTTATTTAGATAAAACTACCGGAGTGTTGAATTGTGCGGTGAACTCGTCGTTACAACCTTTCTATGCGAAGCCGCCTTCCAGTGATGCCGTGATGGATCCCAGCCAATTGACTCCCAGTTACTTGAAGACCAACAACATGATCACGGTGACCAACAATTTTCCGTTACAAACCTGGGTGTATGTGGTGGTAAATATTAATAACAATGTTGCCGACGTGTACTTGAACGGAAAGATGGTGAAATCGTTACAGATTGATCAGGTAAGTCCCGACAAGACCAGCAACCTGTTTTATGGCAACGGATATGACGCCGTCATTAGCGGACTCACCCGTTATTCTACACCCCTCACTCCGACCGCGGTATGGAATAACTATGTGAATGGTACTACGTCGAACTCGCTTACGTCGGTGTTGGGTGGAGGATATCATGCGACGGTGACCATCACTCAAAACAATACCACGACCAGTCAATTTTCTCTCTTTTAAAACCTTTACACAGGGTAAATGAAATTATGATAATATAATATAGTATACATATCCCCCCATTCTATATTATAGACCATGAGTGAAGGAAATGGTGCACCTATTGCCCAACAATTATCTAATAATATGAACGAATTAGGTACCACGATCAGTCAGGGAACCCAAAAAGTGGCAGAAACGTTTAGCAATGTGCGAGATAATGTCACTTCCACCGTGAGTGGGTTTTCTCAAAACGTCTCGGGAACCGCATCTAAGGATTTTTTGAATTCAAACGGTATAATAGCTAAATTCGTATTTCTAATTCTGGTTCTCATTGCGTTTTTAGTAATTGTTAAACTGGGTATCTCCCTTATTGCTTATTTGGTTCAGCCGAGTTCGAGCCCCTATTTAGTCAAAGGGATCAGTCCCGGAAATACTTCACTACAGATCACTCAAGACCCGAGTAAATCGGGGTCTATCCAAATTCAGCGTTCTAACAATCAACAGGGCGGAATGGAGTTTACTTGGTCGGTGTGGGTATCAATAAATACTGACAGTACTACTAAGGATACCAGCACTAAATATAAACATGTTTTTACCAAAGGGGGTAACAATACTTTTGATATCAACACCGGCATCATGAAGGTCAACAATGGACCTGGACTGTATCTGAAACATGAATCGGGTGGGTCTTATACTGCGCATGTTGTGATGAATACGGCGTCAAATAACCCCACCACTGATATATCTACCATTACCGAAACGGTCGATATCCCGAACATTCCGCTCAATCAGTGGGTTAGCATTATCATTCGTTTACAAAACAAGGTCATGGACATTTATATCAACGGAGTCATTACCCAGCGCTTAGTATTTGTCAATGTACCCCTACAAAATTACGACGATGTATGGGTTTGCCAAAACAGCGGATTTTCGGGACAAATTTCGGATCTGCGGTACTTTAATCGCGCGCTGAACGTGTTTGAGATCAACAGTGTCGTGTCCAGTGGCCCGAATACTACAATGAACACCGGCCCCAACTACGTTCAGAACTTTTTATCGAGTAGCTGGTATACCACCGCAACCAATGTGTAATCTAGCGCAATTTACACCCACCCTAGATAATAATTGATATAGTATACTGTATCAATTATGAGTACCAATACAAATAACCAGAATATCAGTCCAGATGAACAGATTGTATGTAATTTACTCGCCCAGAGATCACGTTTTTTTTCGTTATTAACCCCTCCGCCGCGGTATACCCCGATTTCACCTTATCCGAAAAATACACGTTTTCAGTTGGACATGCGCAGAAAAGCCGAAATATTACAGTATAAAAAAAATACGACACAGGCCAATCAGTTTACAAAATCTCAAAAATGGTCATGGCTTAACACCGCCACCAACACCCAGTCGGCCATTTGTGCGAAGAATATCTTGGTACCGACACCTTCATCCGCGTGCGGGGTACCTGGTCCCCCCACCGTGTTATATTATGATCCCACCGTACCTCTGTACAACTATGTTAAGAACGAGAATGCGTACGCGAATTTCACCGAAAATGTCACTATTTTGTGGAGTCCGCAAATATCCAGTGGGTCCATGTTTGCCGACAATGGTATTGAAACGACTCTTTTTTCTCTAGCTATTCGAGATGTGGAAAACCCCCAATACACATTTAGTTTTGATGTTCCCGTGGGGTTGTACGTATCCGGTAGGAGCGTGGTTCCGAGTTCGACATTTACAGAAAATTTGAAAATTAACACGGCCACATTGAATGTGTATTATTATACCACACTTACCGGCAACACCCCGGTGTATAGTGCCACTCAAAATATTGTCACGAATTCATCGTCGGTGTACGACGCTTCGATGTCCTTGATCACCAACCTGTCTGCGTTACCATTTACCGGGAATCAGTATCTAGGTACATTGTCGTTTACAAACATTAAATTGAAAACGACCTACGGGTATGTCTACGATTTTAAGCTTATTTTCAATGTGAATGTGGATCCCCCGGTGAATACTTCCAACGAAATCACGGATTTTAATTACGGGGTTTACATGAATTTTCCGGTCTACGACACCTCCGCAAATAATTGTACTATTGTTCCCCAAAACCCCCCGATTTTCAATCCCAACACCTACCGTCCGTTTACATTTAGTGGCATATAACTAGGTGTAGGCGGTCCGTGATATGTGGTAATTGACAACTTCGTTTTTCCAGTGAATGTCTGTGGGAATATGTTCCAAATCAAACATCAATTCTTCGATTTTATTCGAGACAAAATAACACATCCCCTCGAGGGTTTCTAACAGTTTTTTGGCGCAAGATAACTGGTGCGCAGAATACTTGTTGTGTAAAAACACATTGTCCAGTAAAAAATGCGGATAGTAAAAATAAATTTCCGATATCTCTTGGGCGTGCTCAATAAAGGCTTGGTACTCAACTGGGTGAGAGGTTCTCACCACCTGAACGGCATGCTGTATGTATTTGAGAATTTCGGTGTATTCTAACCCGGGCATATTTTTCTTGGTATCGGAGGATTCGGCGGTGTAATTCACCTCTGAATACGAATCCATGTACAACCGTAGTTTATCTATCTTATCTACGAGATTGCGATTAAAATGACAGATCTGTTTGTTGTCTTGAAACCGACGGTATTTTTCTAGGTTGGCGCGTAGTTTTTCACGATTTTCGCATAATTCGTTGATTTGGGGGGCAAGGGTTGCCAGGTTGGTGCACTCCCCCCAAAGATGCTGGTACATGAAATTACGCATGAATTCTTCGCGATACAGATTGGGCGGTTCGGAATCAGGTACCACCTGGTTTTCGTCGACATCTTCCGGAAACGAGGGATGTTCAGTTAAAAATGCGAGTTCTTGTTTCAACGTTTTGTGCTGAGCATCAGAAAGTACAACCGACGTGTAACTCCCACCGCGCACATTGTTTATACCGTATTTTTTCATATACTTTTTCACTGTTTTGTCCACATCCAGTGCGTCGACGTTCCACGCGGTTTCCACAATCTTAACGGGTGAAAATAGTTTGGGGAATTCGAATAAATATTCGGCTTCTTTCATGACGCTGGTCGCACATTCTGTGGTGGTGTAATAAACAAAGAATTTGGGCAGCATCTTTTCACTTACCCGGGTACTATTATTCTCTAAGAGCACGACATAAAGTATTTTGTTCATGTGTATTTGAATAATCATTACACATGATTAACCTTTTATACCTTCTTATTTGTAAATAATTTGTGGAGTGGGGATACCCGTTTTCGAACCATAATTCGTGGGTAGAGAACCCGTGTTCATGGAAGAATTCAGACACATTTGTTGGTTGGGAAACGTTTGCCCCGACATACATTTATGGATATCGTCGACTTCGATACATCCATTGCGTTGTTGATATTCGCCCACCAAACACCACTGAGATTTGTTGGTAGAAATCGGATTTTGAATGGGACTTTCGGTCGTGTCTGCGGAGGGGGGATGGATCGTGATGGCGGGCGAGGGTCCACTCGGTGCGGGCGACGGAGTGATGATAGGGGGCGCCGGGTAGTCGACCGCTGCTCCTACTGGGGTTGCGCGAATATTCAAGGTAGAACCAATCGCGTTCAGGATCGCAGCCGGGTACGTTTTTGCCGCGGGGGGCAAAGTGGGAAGGTCCCGTTTGTCGCTGGCCGCCAACAGTAGATTACCGATGTCGTGTGCGGTACCATTTGCGATATCGATACCAAAATGAGAGGTATCGGCCGCCAATTCAGAAGTAGTGTTGATCACGGATCCCGATGTATATCCCAAAATCGAAAAAAGCGGTTTAACTAAGTACCCAATGTATTGAAACAGGTGCCCGATTAAATAAAATATATTTATGCCTAAAATAGATAAAACCAGTACAATCACCAGAACGACAATGAGCAAATCACGTAAATCATAATTTATGGCATTATTGGGCATATTTTCATAATTGTTACTCATATTCATATTTGATTCCATGAATCTATATACTAATGAAACATAATCTCGGGGTTCTCCACCTCGTTATATGTGGAAGTAAAACCCCCGTCCAGTGGCATGTTATTAACCGTCGCGGAGAGCTGCGTACTTCGTTCAATATATTTGTTTTTAATGTGGGATAATAGTAATATAATATGCTTACTTTCAGTTTTATGGAAACGTTTTTCTTTCTAAGTTTAGGAATAACCTTTGTATTAATTTTACTTTTGGTATATCACTTTAAGCAGCGATTGACCAAGACGGAGCATCAAGTAGATACCCTGTTTGATATTGTTCAAAAATTAGTGGCAGAAGTTACCGGATGCCGTAAAGATATGACTATTTTGCTCAATAAACCGACAATGAATATGGGTAATTTGGGCAATTACATGTTTTCGTCTGTATACCCTAACCAATCCATGTACATGGAAGAGAACGAGGAAAGTGCCGCGTTTACGATCAACGAAGATGTGAATTTAGGCGAAAACATTCAAATTGAAAAAATAACCGAGTACGACGATGAAGATGAGGACGAGGACGAGGACGAGGACGAGGATGACGAGGATGAGGATGACGAGGATGAGGATGACGAGGATGAGGATGACGAGGATGAGGATGAGAACGTGGAGGACTACGACGACGAGGATGATGAGGACGCAATGTATTTAAAAGAAGAGTTTGACACGGATAACACTGTCGACGAAAACGAGGAGAATTTGGTTAAAATTAAAATTGACGACAGCGAGGACGCAGTACCCACGGAGGTTACCGTCCATCAAGAAGAAATTCCGAGTGAACTGGAAGGATATGCTAAGGTAGATGATACACCGTCGACGACGGCGGAGCTTCCCCTTCAATCGGTGAATGTGGATCCCTTGGAGTCTTACAAAAAGATGACTCTAAATGCCCTGAAGCAGTACGTTTTGGCGAAGGGTTTAGCTAAGGATGTTTCTCGGATGAAAAAGGGTGATTTATTGAAGCTGATCGTATAATGCCCCACCCAACATTATCCATATAATTGTATAGAAGCCGCGTGATATTTATCATGTCATTCCACATTGAACCGTCATTTGCTCCGTTTCATGCGACATCTTCGGTGAATATTACTCAGCTCCCCTACAAGTATTTACCGCAACTTCAAGAAACCCCTGCTAGCAGCCGTGGACACGTCGATTCTTGGTATCAGCCCGGTGCTCAAGATAACTATGCTTTGTTGAACGCGTACGGTATTGATTCCAACCAAACATACCGAAAATACATGACCCACCACAGCATGGATGTGCGCAAATACAACGACAAAACATTTGTTTCGACAATAAAATAAATACACCGTGTATTATACTGTATTTATTCAGAATGAAAATAGTAAGTTTTGACGTGGGAATTAAAAATCTAGCCTACTGCGGTTTTTCGTGCGATTCTACCGAAAAACCGGCCAGTGGTATAAAAATCGTGGATTGGAATGTCATTGATTTGATTGGTGTGCCCGCGGGAACCACGCCGTCGAGTAAAAAATGTACGGCCACGCAAAAAAATCAAAAAGTGTGTGGAAGAAAGGGTAAATACGAAAAGGGAGAACATATTTTTTGTGACAAACATGCCCAAAACTGTGGTTTTTTTCTCCCTACCAAACAATGTTCTCCCGCGCATTTAAAGAAATTAAAGTTGGTAGAACTCCAACAGCTCGCCGCGGACAATAAAATAATTGTCGACGGCGGAGAACCACCGAAAAGACCACAATTAATCGAAAAAATACTCTCATTTTATGAAAAAAGGACGCTGGTTCTCCTGAAAGAAACAAAAAAGCGCGCCGACGAATACACCTTGATCCAAATTGGCGAAAGAATCAAACAATGTTTGGACGGTATTGCTTCCATGCAAGAAGTGACATATGTCTTGATTGAGAATCAAATTTCGACCGTGGCGTCTCGTATGTCAATTATCCAAGGCATGTTGACACAGTACTTTATTATGAGACATCCGGAAACTCTAGGTTCTCCCCTCACGGTCGAATTTGTGTCTTCCCGAAATAAACTGAAATATTTTGCGGATAAGACGGCAGTCACTGCGACTACAACCAGTTCACAAAAATATCGCCAACACAAGATGGATTCCGTAAAATACACCCAAGCCCTGTTGGAAAAATTTCCCGAATTTTCGCAGTGGTCGGCGGTTCTCCATACCGCGAAAAAGGATGACCTCGCCGACTGTTTTTTACAGGGGATGTGGTATTTACATCATCACGAAATAATATAAGTTGCGCGGAGAACTTAAAAATAAAAATTATAGTAATATAATAATATTTTCGTAATGGAAAGCATTGATTTGAATTTAGATAATTTGGAGCCCATCAGCATCGAGTTTGGAGAACCCGCTCCCCAAAAATCGGTAAATTTCGGGTCTGGTATCGAATTATTTATGAATGATAAAAACCGGAGTACGTCCCATAGTACTACGATTGATACAAAAGATTTAGACAATCTGGAAAGTGAATTGAATGAACTGTCGGAGGGTATACAAACCGCGTCAGTGTCCTCGGCGCCCACGTCAGGCGGCGAGACGAAAACTTTCGGGGGATTTTCCAATTTTTTCGGGGGGTTTACGGGTGCCAAAAAGAGCGGTACCGACGAAAATATCAAAATTATTACGGAGGAAGATGCCACCGATTCGCGGGTGGGTCAGGCCACCGTAGATTCCATGTCCGGAAACACCAAAACGTGGGACGGGTATTCTAAAGTGAATGATGTGCCTCCCCGTACCGGAGGTTACGCGTCGAGTTCGGCCCATTTAACGGATCGGGAAAAACGCCGTAAAAAGCGCACCATGATTCGGAATCTGGAGGAATGGTACGAAAAAGGTATCATCAAGAATTCGCCGCATTTCACGATGGATTCCAATTACGACGAAATCGAGGACGAGTATGAGGGCGCCTTGGAAGACAAGCGGAAACGTGATGCGGTGAAATTACAACAGAATTGGTTAATTACGGCGATTAATACGATCGAATACGGAAACTCCATGTTTAACCCGTTTGATATTAATTTGGACGGATGGGGTGAATCGGTGAGTGAGGACATCAACAGTTACGACGAGATTTTCGAACAGCTTCACGAGAAATACAAAGGAGGAAAGATGAGTCCCGAGCTGGCTCTGTTACTGAAACTGGGTTTCAGCGCCAGTGTGGTTCATTTTAGTAATCGTGCGTTATCGAATGCGGCGCCGGGCATTGACAATATCATGCGTCAAAGCCCGGAACTGATGCGAATGTTCACGAATGCGGCGGTGGATACCATGAAAAAACAGTCCCCGGGTATGGCCTTTGCCAGTGATTTATTGAACAACAATCGCCCGGGTCCGATGACGGGTGCCCCTCCTGCGCCGGTGGAGACGCGTAACCAACCCGCTCCCCCCGCTACGGCGCGCCCGGGCATGCAGTTTACCATGCCCAACCGCCCGGACATTGCCATGGGCCGCGGGGCCATGTTTCAAGAGCGGGGTGTCGAGGTAAACTCGGGTTATCAAAACATCAATGTGCCTGCCGCCCAACCACCGGTAATGAACCCTCCCCAGCCCGCCAATGCGAACCCAATGGTGACTCAAGTACCTCTTCCTACCCCGACAACGATGCCTTCTTCGCAAGCCCCCCCTCAACAGCGTTTAGAGATGAACGGCCCCAAGATGACGGACATTGACCACATTCTATCCGGTCTGAAAACAAAAACCGTCGATATTCACCAGCCCCCCGCGAATCCCGAATTGAACGAAAACGACTCCATGATCAGTATTTCGAGCCTGAAAGATTTACAGAATTCGGCTATGCCGAAACGCACCAACCGTCGTAAACCTCGTTCGGATCGCAATGTGGTTTCTTTAGACATCTAATGCAAAGACCGTGTTAGGTAAAATCACATAAAAAACACCATATACCTTCTAACCCCCACGAATAAATATAACGAATTTGTGTTTGTTCTTTTTATTCCACTTGGTGTTGTTCGAGAATGAATATACAAATATTACGAAACCAAGTTGCGAGCAACAACATCATCATCAAGTTCATAACCACATGGGCTATCGCATGAATCGCTCGGATAATACGCCGGGGTCCAATCGCGATCAACGCATTCAACACCCATCCCAGAAAAAGCATACTGACTACTTTGGGCAGGTTTTCTTCGACGTGGTAACGAGCATCGTGTAACTCTATATGTAGGGCTTTCTGTCTCCTATCTTGAAAGTCCGGGAAAGAAAACCCGTCACGAACATGCGTATCATTCAAATAATTCGGATTCATGGTGTTTATCGCACAATTTCACATAAACATCATGTTACCTACCACAATAAAGAATATCAATTTTCTACATTTTTGTCCGTTGTTTTGTAATAAATCAACTCATAAATCGAGTAATATTATACTCCTTCCACAAATCCAGATGTTTGGAACGCACAATATCGACCATTTGCTCTACCTTGAGTACATGAGTTTCACGTAACATGTCGGAACACTCCAAGATGAAATCTTTGGATTTGCTAATGATCTCCATAGCGGCATCGTTTGCGCGGACCAACATCAAATTCACTTCCTCGTCAATCAAATACCGGGATTGATCGCTCATATCTGGATAAATGTTTTTCTTACCCATACCGTACTGTAAAATCATGTTTTTGGCCAATTTGTATGCTTCGTCCAAATCTTGCCGGGCTCCGGTAGTTACCGAGTACCCAAAAAAGAGTTCTTCTGCGATACGTCCACCCAGTAGTACCATCAAATGCGAAAACAGACCCTCCTTGGTGTAAATGTTGACGTCTTCATCATTGCTTTCAAAAATAGTGTATCCCGGGGTTTTGGGGGACCATAAATTGAGGCAAATCTTTTTCAGGCGCGGATGGCTCTCCGAAAAAAATCCCACGACGGCATGTCCCATTTCGTGGATGGCGATGCGTTGAATGATGTCATTCGAATATTTCGACTCGGTGGATTGCCATCCGGCCAGTACCCGATTCGCAATATATTCCAAATCTTCCATGGTGATTATTTCGCGGTTTTCGCGCAAAGCACGCAACATGGATTCGTTGAGGAGATTCTCAATTTGTGCTCCGGAGAACCCCCCGGTCATTTCCACCAGTGTCTCCAAAAATACATTCTTGGCCAACGGTTTACCGTTCATGTGAATTTGTAAAATTGCCCGCCGGGTTTCACTGTCAGGGTTACCAATAAAAATATTCTTATCCATGCGCCCGGGACGCATAAGAGCGGGATCCAGTAGGTCAATCCGGTTGGTAGCTCCAATAACAAAAATTCCGTTGGACTGTTTAAACCCGTCCAGATTGATCAACAGTTGGTTGAGGGTTTGGTCCTTTTCGGAGTTTGAACTGACAGCATCGTTACCCCGTTTACGCGCGACCGCATCAATTTCGTCAATAAAAATAATACAGGGCTTGTTGTCCTCCGCCAGTTTGAATAATTCACGCACACGGGACGCTCCCACTCCCACGTATTTTTCGGAAAATTCGCTACCAGATACGGGGATAAACGAAACATTGAGTTCACCACTGAATGCTTTGGCCATGAGGGTTTTACCATTGCCGGGAGGGCCTTCAAAAATAATACCTTTGGGCGTGCGGACATTGTACTTGCGGTATTTCTCGTAGTTTACCAGAATATCGGCAGTCTGTAACAGTTCACTCTTGATCTTGTCGTAACCACCTACATCCTCGAACGAATAATCGGAATCTTTGATAATCTGGAAGTTACCATCCCCCCCGAACTCGTCGTTTCGAGCACTTCCGGAAGTAGCGCGTGGCCGAGGATTTTCTTTACCAAACAGCGCCGGATTTCTGTACCGAAACACACCGAGAGGATCAATGTATCCGTATTCAGATTGTTTGTTGTCGTATTTATCTTCCTCCTCGTTTCCCAATGTATTGCGCTCGGCGCGATCAATCGCGTCCAGTTGCCGTTTAAATTCTTCAATGTCTACTTCTGCGTCGGCGTTTACCTCCGATTCCGCGCGCGAATCTTTGGACGGTAACCCAAAACGTTCGTCGACGTTCTCCAGTACCTCCGAAATATTTTTAAAATGTTTGTTGGTGAATTTATTTTTGTAGGGGGAATAGCGGCTGTTTTTCAGGTAAAATAACTTTTCCAATTTATCTAAATTCGTTTTGTCCAAGTGGTTGTATTCATAATGACGAATGAATCCGTATCTTACCATTTTATGGTGATTCTGGTACAACGGTTTGTGTATAAATGAAGACACCACTACAAATCCTGTTAGCCATGCCACTCCCTCAAGAAACCACATGTTTACAAATAATGGGTATAAAGCACCGCGATATTTGTAATATTTTTAATATTCTTAATATTTTTCTATATGCTTTCGTGTAAAACATATAGAAATCCGTCAATATATGTGTAAATGGATTATCCCAATTTACGCGGAAGATTGGGGCTGAACGACGGTGGCCGCACAACCAGACCCACCACGCTTCCCACTATTTTTACGCATCGTTTTACGTTTGTGCATCTTCTTTTTACCGTCCATCGTTTTTTTCGAACTCATTTTCCATTCCTTGGCGGCCTTTTTCATGGCGTCGCCCAGTTTGACGTTCTTCATCGTTTTTTTCATGTTTTCGTAGTGTTTCTTCACCAAAGACGTCCACTTGCTCATGTTCTCAAAAATGCGTAAGATATGTGATATATACTATATACATAGAAATTAACGATGGATATGCGAAGAAAGCAATCAGGGGCAAGTAATTTGTGAACACACCTGTGCCACTCTCAGCATGAGCCAGGTAGCTAAAATACTCCACATGGTTTCGATATTGGCCGCAAAATGATAAATTGACCATCGCAACGCGCGGCAGTGGGGAGTAGATACGTTGAAGGGTGTTATCAAAAATCCGGTCCAACCCTTGGGAACGCACAACCATGTATACCCATAGGCACTCGCGTAATGTATACTAATGATTGCGGTGTAGATTACGCAAATTTGAAATATAAATCGTATACTGGGAAAGTGACCGTGGTCCATCAATGTTCTCGACACAAATGTCGCCACTCTTTACCCTACCTACGCAAATTACACAAATTACATATAAATCGTTTCATTTGTAATTTGGACTACCCGTCACCCACACCCGTCACCACCTATATTTTACCGGAAACCACATAAAGAATGTGGGCGGTTGTCTATATATTTACCATATTTGAGCTCATTCGAGAGACAGACCCCCGTTTTAAGTGAATAGTATCGTCAAATGGCAACTCTATTGAACACTATTTTGTATTGGTCTAAATCCTTTACGGTGATGTGGGGAATGACCGTATTGAACATGTATTCCAATACCTATATTTTTTTTAATACGCGATTACAGGACCTTTACTATTCAAACTCTCGGGTCAATAAAGTAAGTAACACCGTGTTTCAGGGGATCTACAGTCTCGCCCAAGTGTTTATGACGAAAAAGCTCGAACCGTTTTACGACCCGTGGTGTTCTCTTTCCTACATATCTAACGGCGTCTTTAATGAACATTACATGAATTTAAATGACAATATTCACTATTTACGCTGTTTTAACCCCCATGCGGTGTTCTGTTTGAATCCTCTGGAAACCGCCGATTTTGAACGTTCTTATATTCTCAGTACCATTCAATCCTCCATGTTTAATATGTGGTCCGAAAAGGAAAAAACGTTGACGCTAAACAATCCCTGTCTAATTACTTTCAGAGTAAAACATCAATACGTGTGTAGAAACAGTTTTTCCCCGGAAAATAAAATATCACTCGAGAAAACGCGCAAACATTTCTTGTGCGTAGAATACACCCACCCGGAAATGAATAATTCGATATATTTAGACATTGATCCGGGATATCTATTAGAAAACAACGAAATTTTATCGGAATTATTTGTGGCGCGCTGTCTAAAATATCAGTCGTCCCCCTTTGTGTTTGACAAAAACTACGTCATCAAGATTATGGATTGTATGATGAACATGGTGGAAATGCGTAGCCATCAATATATGATTTTAACGAAGGACAATTATACAATTTTATCCGTCGTATAACCGAATGGCTTCGTATACGGGTTATTTTTTCTACGGGGAATATATACAATAAATCCGATAAATGGCCCAATTTTTAAGTAATTTATCCCGAGTATTTACGAAACCGGTTCCGCAGGAATCGTTGGACGATCTGAAATTGTTTGCGGAAGAAATATTGAAAAAGATGAACATCGCGATAAAAAACACGGTAGACAACATTAAAAAGGCGGACACGGAAGCCAAATTACAGAAAACGATTGATAATTTTCAACGAGAACGTGGCCCCCTGATGGAATACATGAGACAGACGGAGAACAACCTGTATAAAATATTGACCTTTTCGCCGAAAATGCCGGAAGAAGTAAGTTACGATGAATTAAAAACTATGTTCGAGGAACCTTATATCAATTCTATGATTGTTTCTCTGTTTCAGGGCAATGTGATATTGATGGGAAGAGTGGACGCCTATTTCAAACATATTTCGCAAATTATTGCAGACTGTGACAAAATTTTTGATATTACGAAAAAAATGAAATGTGAACAAGATTTACATAAACAGCTGGAAAAGGATTTGGACGACGATTTTCAAGTGACCGACGCTATGAAAGTCAATTTCTTATTCGAATTAGTGTATTGCCCCGAGAAGGGCGGAAAACACGACATCAGTTATACCAAGATCTCCGAATCCGAGGTGAAAACCGTCCTTCGCCAGTTTCCGGTCCTAGGCAAAGGCGCCTGCAATCCGCCGGCATCTCAACCCAAATATATTGGCAGTAAACGTAAATCCATGGGTACCAAATCATTTAAATCGCGTAAATCGAGCATGACCCGCGATAATTCGAATGATTCGGATAAATCCGCAAAGACGGCAGGCGGAAAGTCGCGACGAAAACGCACATCAGTAAAAAATAAAAAAAGAAAAACACATAAAGTTCTCCGGTATTAGATATACACGGGACTATAATGACGGATACGGCAGGTATCCCGAACCCATGCCACCAATTGCTTGGTAAATGGGATTTATATTACCATTTACCACACGATAAGAACTGGGATTTTTCCAGTTATAAAATCATCGCTAACAACATCAGTACGTTGGAAACTGTGATATCACTCAACGAAACGATATCTGAATCGATTGTTAAGTATACGATGCTTTTTATAATGAGAAGGGGTATTACACCCCAATGGGAAGATCCACGTAATCGTACCGGTGGTGCCTTTTCGTTCAAGGTCATCAACCGTCAGGTTCACGAAGTATGGAAATTACTTTTTTACGCACTGTGCGGTGAGACGCTTTTCGAAGAGGAAAATATGAATAAACATGTAAACGGTATAACCGTTTCTCCTAAGAAAAATTTTTGTATTATAAAAATTTGGTTGGATACTTGCCAGTACCAAGACCCCAGTTCGTTAATAAATTTACCTAATTTACAGAAGCAGGGATGCTTGTTCAAGAAACACGAACCCGAATTTTAAACCTTTGACGATATGATCCGATGTAAAGGTGCTATGAGCCAGATAATCAGTCGTTATCACTTGTATCTGAAAATACAAGTGATGTAGGATATTCAATAAAAATTTATGTCCCTATTTTAAAGGTATTCTGTAATCAGAATACATGAGTACTTATTCGGTATTTAGAACATCTTTAGATACACCAATTAAACATGTAAATATTACTATCAACGATTTAAATAATGGTATAGCAGCATATAACGATAGTAGGTGCGAAATGTTAACCGCTCAATATCAAAGTACGTTTAAGCATATGGACAACAGCATTACACCTCGTAACAATATGGCTCCTTTGATATCTCCCATCACATTTGCCTCGAATTATGCCGATCAATATCCCCAGTGTTATTTACAGTGTTTCGGAAAGATTTACATACAACCTTCTTCTGCTTCTAGTAAATCATCGACACGTTCTTCTTTCAGTAGCTGTAACAGCAGTACGAAAGACAGTATCCACAGTAGTTTGAAAAATTCTAAAAAAAATCCTGGTAACCGCGTAAAATTTGAACCGACTAAAAACAAAATCACGTTCATTAATGATCACCTTTTTTACCAAAATGATAACATTAAAAGGGATGTGTGGTGGACCGCGGATGAACTGAATAATATGCGGAAATTGTTCACAATTGAGGTCAACCGGTTAAAGATTATGAACCCGTCGTGGTCCATTGGTGACTGTATACGTGAAATATGTAATAGATAACTAATCAACGTTTTAACTGGGAGGAAGGGGTGCCACGCAATTCAAAATACTGCCCAAAGATGCTACATCGTATTTCACGATCAACGGAAGATCGTTCTCCAAATACATTTCCAAGTGACTACACAACGGAGTACACTTGATAAAATGGCTCAAACTCTTCAGAGAGAATTCCCCCTGTACGACCGTAGTAGCGTCGGGTTTTTGGATAAATTCCATGTTACCGTCAGACTCCGAGCGCATGATTCTTGAACTGGCAAAGCTTCCTTCGCACGAAAAAATGAGATCGCTTCCTACCGACTTTATTTCAATGCGGTCCGAGATGCCGTTCAAATCTCGGATGATTTTCTGAAAATCGGTGGTAGGCATGTTGATCGCCGTGGTATATTCCACATCCGGTACTTCCAATTCCTCGGTATCCGGGTCGATTAATCTCAATTTTTGGTTGTAACACTGTTTGATATCGCCGTTGTCGTATTGGAGACCCAGATGCGAAACCACCCCGTCGTGGTAATCGTTACGATCAATATACATGGAAAGCGTATCGTCATTAGACATGGTGGAGATTACCTTGAATAAATGGAGTGTATTGGTACACACAATGATTTTGTCGGGTTCACAGTAGTAATGCTCGAATTTGTCGGCATGGAGCATGACATTTACTAGTATGGTGTGGGTTTTATCAAAATTAATGATTTTCATTCCTTCTTTGGTAAACGTGATTGTAGCATCGGTCAATATATCTTTTATGGCCGTAATCATGTTACGTATAGGCTGTATTTGTACGGTTTTCAATAACAAGACAACATTGTTTTCATCCATTTCTAACGCACAGAATTATTATAATTAGGATTATAATAATTGTTTATGTTTTATTTTGTCGTATTATATATTTTACCTAATGCTTACGACGGGTACGTTTATTCTTTTTTGTTTTTTGGGTACCTTTCTTCGCCTTTTTTCCTTTCCGCGATTTTTTGTTATTTTTAACTGACGTGCGTTTCTTACCGCCACCGGTTTTACGTGTTTCGGGGGGAACCTGCGTCATGGACGGGGTTACTTCTCCCGCAGGTTGGGGCGCCACTTCTTCCACGGGTTGGCTCGCCGCTGCGGGTTGGGGAGCCATTTCTTCTACGGGTTGGGGTGCCACTTCTTCCACGGGTTGGCTCGCCGCTGCGGGTTGGGGAGCCATTTCTTCTACGGGTTGGGGCGTCACTTCTTCCACGGGTTGGGGAGCCACTTCTTCTACGGGTTGGGCGGCCGCCGCGGGTTGAGGTGCCACTTCTTCTGCGGGTTGGGGTGCCACTTCTTCCACGGGTTGGGGTGCCACTTCTTCTACGGGTTGGGGTGCCACTTCTTCCACGGGTTGGGGTGCCACTTCTTCTACGGGTTGGGGTGCCTCCTCGGGTTGGGGGACCGCCAACTCTCCCGTAGGTTGAACCAACGCGGGTTCAGACACCGCCACAGGCGGCGTTTTCAATTCTTGTTCAGGTTCTTTCAACGCTTCTGAAGGTACACTTTCCGAAGCAACATTCTCATCCGACTTCATAGCCTTATTTTTCAACATCATCAACGACATCATAGTAGCATCAATGGTGCTCGATGCCGCCGACGCCGTTTTTTCTGCCCCCAACATTGCTTGTTTGGCCGCAGTAATTTCCTTTTCAATAATTTCAATATGTTTGATGGTTTCCTCCATTTAACCGACTATACATTATCTGCCGATTTTTATTTTCCTCCCACCGTAGCTTCAATGGGAACCATCGTCCAGCGTCCTTTGACCTTCTCTAATTTACCGATGATCAATAAATTCTCCCCCGTTTTCTTGGAACGGTTGTAGCTGTCCAAGTCATACACAAATCCCGTCGCTTTATCTACCGCATAATCTATGCTTCCAACGGTTAATTTTGTCAATTTTAGTTTTTCGGTACGAATATTTAAATCCTCCTTCTGTTGTTGGTCCTCTTCTAAAGAAGGAAAAGAGCCGAAATCGTTGGATGTTACCTTTCCGTAGCCATAACACACCAAATTTTCGGATTGGTTTACCGAAGCATATGTACTGCAGTCAATGGCGCTTTCTTTCATCGATCTCAACAGTTGTTGATTGATCGTGTCTTTTATCCGGGCCGTTTCGTACAAACTTTCGTCCGTCGTTAACGGTGTTTTTTTGTCCAATTTACTCACATCATTGATAAGCAATTCCTTGTTTTTATCGCTGGTGCGTTGTTCGTCACTAAATCTGCTCAAATACAAGAACACCTTGACGGTCCTAAGGGATTCTTCCAAATCTTGATGACTACAGATGCGGCGGGCACGACCAATCACCTGTTCGAGACGCACCATGTGCCAATAAGGCTCAATAATGTGGACAAATCGAGTGTTTTTCAGGTTGATGCCTTCTGCGCCGGAAGAAGTGATCATCATAATTTTCACCACATCCCCCATAAAATTATTTTCGGCTATTTTTCGTAATTGAACCGTCATAGCAGGAGGTAACACATTCCATTGGCTGTTGTAAATGTTGCGCAGTATTTCGCGTTCTTCGGGTGATTCTGTTCCAGTATACAGTAAAAACCGAGGTTTCTCTGGATATTGGGGTTCGACCAGGGACCACTCGGTACTTTCTCCGCCACCTTCCGTCTGTTTTGTTACCCGTAATTGTTCAAATCCGTTGGCTTCTAGAATGAATTTCAAAATACCAATACCCTCAATGGTACGGAATTGACTGTAAATAAGGTGAAGTCCCCGATTGTTCTCGTCCAACAGGTTCTCCAACACCTGTAAAAATTTGGGACTGTAGGTTCTCAATCCCTCTTTGGACAAATACTCTGCCGAATGATCCTGTAAAAACTGTAAAGCGTACTGTATGCGATCTGAGTAGGTTTTAGGTTCATCGCCCTCTTTCGTTTCACCTGCTTCTTCTTGACCTTCGGCTTCCTCCTCGTCGTCCTCTACATAGGGATCGGAATCTTTCAGTAAGCGTGCCGGGGTTGCGTCAAACACCGCTTCGCTGATTTCCTTTTCCCCTCGACGTTCTGGTAATGGACGTCCAGGGGGTGTAGGAAACACGAAATTACAACACGCTCGTGAAAAAATGCGGTAGGTAGAGGATATGGTATATAAATTTTCTACGCCGGGTTTCGCATTCTTGGCGTTTTTCTTGGCCTTCTTTTCCTGTTCGCGTTCTTCCTTGCGTATCTTGGAATAATTTTCAAACTGGTAATCACTCATCTCGCAATCAACCACATGTAATACTTGGTCGCCGCCCTGGCCGCCTTCTGCCTCGTCTTTATCTACTTTGACGAAATTCGGCAACAGCTGCTCTTGCGCGCTGCGGTAATAAGAAGTAAGACCCAAGATACGACGTTGAAATAGTTTCTTATTTTTAATGACGACCGAATCTGTATCAATAAACATATTTAAAAAGGCGTCGGAATCGTCGGGGAGAGCCTTGTAGAGTTTGGTTTCCGTAGCCCCCTCCATGACTTCGATACCGTTTTGGGAGAGGATACGTACGATAGTTCTCTCGAATTCCGCGTCTGAAATGTTACCCGTGGGGTCCAACCTGACGCCGGCATAGCGCGCAAACGACTCTCCTTCTCCTCCCAAAACATGCGGTAATTTGTCGTAATCCAGACCCGGAACTCGGATACCCTCCGCCTGTTGGTCCAGTTCCTTGGAAAATTCGGCATGGTCCCGCGAACGTTCTAAATCGCGTTGGATGATGTTCTCCGTGTTTATCGTAATAATGTCCGTGGTCTTGGATTGCCGGTTCTTTCGGGTAACGCGTTTACCACGAATTGCGGAAGGGGAGGGTTGCTTTTGGGTTGTTTTACCCCCGCCACGTTTGGGTGGTGCCGCGGGCCGACCCGGTTTACGTGCGTTAATGAAGCCAAACGGGTTACGCGTGATTGTGAGCTTGTTCCCGCTGTATTCGACATAATCGTAAGTTCGCATACCTCCCCGTTCCAACATGTCCAAGATG